CAAGCAAATACTGGGCGTCAGCTGGCTTGTCTTGCAGCAGCACTAACGATCCAGAGCCGTAATACGCAATGCCGCGGAAAATGGCAGTTAGCTGCTGAATAACGTTGTAGACCTCATCACGGCTGTTGATAAGGATGTTGAGACTAAAACGCGGCTCTTCACCGCCTTTGCCGTCGTCTACAAGCGCGTTGCAGTATTGACTGATTGCAAAAAAGTCGTAGCGGTCAAGCGTATCTTCTGGAATACCAGCCCCGTACCGATCGCTGATCAATAAGTCATACAGACACCACGCTGGATCGTTTGTCCAAGTTGCAGCAGAAAACGTTCCGTCCCAAACACCGGAATATGTAATCCGTCCCAGATGGGTGGTGGTGTCTACGGTTGCGTTGCTTGGAATCTTGACCTTGATGCCTCGGATCAAATACTTTCGAGACGGGACGCTGCCAAACTGCCTAGAGTCAAATCGCAGACCAACCAGGGCGGTATTGGGATAACGAAACTTCTCATCAATAATTTCGGTGTACGCTTGAAAAATCGTTGAGCTGGCACGGCGTGTGCTGGTTTCGTTAGCGCTTACACGCACCATCCGAATATCAACAGGGAAAGCCCCGTCAAGCGTGATCATGTAGTCACGCTGATACCTTGCGCTGCTCTTGCCTTTAATTGTGTCTTCAATTACGTCGTTAAATCCACCACCGTTGTATTGGATTTGAATTTTAATGCTGACCGAATGGCCAACAATGTCGCCATCGTCTTCAACAATACGAAGCGATGGTATTGTCAGAGTGACACGAACTCGATCTACATCCGTATCCGTGATAGATCGCGTAACAGGACTACCATTGGCCACTTCAGCGTTTACTGCTTGTTCAGACTGAGTGGATTTAAAATCACCAGGAATGTGCGTCTGTGTCTGCGTTCCAGTGCGCGTAACTACTGAAAAATCTTTGAAATTATTTGTCCCGTCAGAGTTTTCAATCGGCGTATCTTCTAGAAAAATACTTTTATTGCCTTCCTCTAAACCTTCAATCTCTCCTTCGCAAAGTAGATCAAGAACACTGGCATACTGAACTGACTGAAGAGTGTCGTCAGCTTCTGTAGGAGTATGCGAGCCGCCACCGCTTTTGCGGCCACCACCACCCGCACCAGCAATCCGCTGGCCGATGCCAGCATTATGAACACGAATGTTGTTGGCAATAAAGGTATGTCGCCGCTCTACCGTCAAGTTGTAGACAGTAAACGTTCCAAGCTCCTCCCGGCTCATTATTGGTCGGAGGTGGCCCATGACATCGATTAGGCAGTCATCAAAGCCAAGGCTTCCAATCGCAACAAATGCGTTGTATTGGTTTAAGACCCAGTGGTTTGGCGTTGCATCTACATACTCGTCTCCCCAAAAACCGTACCGATAAACCTGCTCATTCTCGTGGACATGAACTTTCAACACCTTTGCAACGTGGGTGTTGCCCTTGTCGTCAAAGCTGATTACTTCATTGCCTTCTTTTAGTTCGTCAATACGAACTTGCCCTTCAGGTGTAGAAACGAGTGTGTCGCCAGTAAAGCAACCACCGCCGCCGCCACCTGCACCAGCAACGTATTTGGCTTGTGTCATGTTGTCACCTCGTCAACGTCAGTACCGCTAGAAATAACTGCCGATCCAACAAACACTCGTCCATACGCTATCGGTACTGGCAAGCCCTGCCTTGCTGTATTAACGACATTTGAAAAGCTAAAAGATTCGAGCTGGGCGGATTCATCGAAGTCCGGTACTTCGGGTTGCGGTGAGATTGACTGGGCAATGCCCATAAAGGTCAAACCAAGGCCAAGCGTTCCAGCGACAATGGCTAGCTTGGTCCCGAACGTTGCAGCAGCAAATGTTC